TGGCTCAAGCGTCACAAATACACCGACTGCTACCGCACACCTGAACCGGAGGTCAGTAAGGCCGAGGTCAAGAAGCTGCTGAGCGCCGGAGAAAGCATCCCCGGCGTAACACTGGTGCAGGACAGATCCTGCTCACTGAAATAAGGAGGAGAAGAAATGCTGAACATTACAGGCGGCAAGCTCATAAGGCCGCAGAAAGTTGTTATTTACGGCTCCGAAGGCATCGGCAAGACCACCTTCGCCGCCGCTTTCCCTGACCCGCTCTTCATAGATACCGAGGGCGGCACGGCGCAGATGGATGTCAAGCGTCTGGACAAGCCCGATTCCTGGGACGCTCTCGTTTCGCTGGTCGAGGAGGTCTCACAGAACCCCGGCATCTGCGGGTCTCTTGTGCTGGATACCGCTGACTGGGCAGAGCAGGTCTGCATCAAGGATCTGTGTGCCAGATACAAGAAATCCGGCATTGAGGAGTTCGGCTACGGCAAAGGCTATACCTATGTATCCGAAGAATTTTCCAAGCTCCTCACAGCCTGCGACAAGGTCATCGCCGCAGGCATGAACGTGATCATCACCGCACACGCAAAAATGCGTAAGTTCGAGCAGCCGGACGAGATGGGTGCCTATGACCGCTGGGAAATGAAGCTCACTCGCCAGGTCGCACCGCTCCTCAAGGAGTGGTCAGATATGCTTCTGTTCTGCAATTATAAGACCTTCGTTGTCACGCCCGATGAAGGCAAAAACAAGGTGCAGGGCGGCAAGCGTGTCATATACGCCTCTCACCATCCCTGCTGGGATGCCAAGAACCGCCACGGTCTCCCGGATGAGATGAATATGGAGTATGCGAACATTGCACATATCTTTGCCGCTTCACAGCCTGCGAAAAAAGAGACCCCTGCGGCAAAGGCTGCAGATAAACCGGTCATAGAAAGCTCCGCCCCTTCACCGCTGGATGAGCTGAAAAAGCTGATGATGGACTCGCACATCATTGAGGAAGAAGTCCGTCAGATCGTAGCGAAAAAGGGACACTTCCGCTATGAGACTCCCATCAGCAAATACCCCGACAGCTTTATTTCAAGCTGGATCATCCCCAACTGGGGCAAGATCGTTGACATCATCGAGGCAGACCCGAACAGGCTGCCGTTCTAAAAGGAGAGAAAGAAAATGAGTGATTACAACAGCAACAACATGATCATGGATTGGGACGATACCATCGAAAACGATGGAAAGGAATTCGTCACCCTTGATGAAGGCGATTACAACTTCACCGTCACCGGTTTTGAGCGCGGGCGCTTTCCCGGCAGTGCCAAGATCCCGCCCTGTAACAAGGCCGTCCTTACGCTCTCGGTGGATACCCCCGATGGCATAGCCATTACGAAGCTCGACCTCATCATGTACCGCACCCTCGAATGGCGCATCTCTTCCTTCTTCCGCTGCATAGGGCAGAAGAAACACGGTGAGCGTCTCGCAATGGACTGGAGCAAGGTCGTCGGATCAAAAGGTCGCGCCCGTTTCAAGCCCCGTACATACACGGATAAAAACAACAAAGAGCGAGAGGCAAACGACGTCGATTACTTCTACGATTACGATCCCGCCTTCTTCTCCGAGGAGCAGGATTGGGTCAAGGAGGCGGAGAAGGCTGAGACTGCAAGTTGGGAGCAGGGCACCTTCTGATGATGACTTTGAGACCGTATCAGGCTGAGGCAAAGGACGCGGTTCTCAAGGAGTGGGCACAGGGCCATAAGAAAACGCTTGTGGTCCTGCCTACGGGTACAGGCAAAACCATAGTTTTTTCCTCAGTCGTAGAAGAACGAATACGCAGCGGCGGTCGGGCGCTCATCATGGCGCACCGTGGTGAGCTGCTCGATCAAGCGGCGGACAAGCTGATGCAGGCCTGTCAGCTCCCTTCGGTTCTGGAGAAAGCCGAAAGCACAAGTCTCGGCAGTAGTATTCCTATCACGGTCGGCTCTGTTCAGTCCCTTGCACAGGCAAAACGTCTCGCACGGTTCCCGACAGATTATTTTACGGACATCATCGTTGATGAGGCACACCATTGCTTATCGGACAGCTACCAGAGGGTGTTGGAGCATTTCCCAGATGCAAATGTTCTGGGCGTTACCGCGACCCCCGACCGTGGGGATCAGCGTGATCTCAGTCAGTTCTTTGATTCCAAGGCTTATGAATACAGCATGACTCAGGCAGTCCGTGACGGGTATCTTTGTCCAATCAAGGCGCAGATGATCCCGCTCAAGCTGGATATCCGCAGCGTCGGTATTTCCAGCGGAGATTTCTCTGCCGGAGAGATCGGATACGCTTTAGCGCCGTATCTTGACCAAATCGTAACAGAGATGACGAAATACTGCAAGGGGCGAAAAACCGTTGTTTTTCTCCCACTCATCAAAATATCTCAGGACTTCTGCGAGAAGCTGAACGCACACGGACTCCGTGCAGCAGAAGTCAACGGGAACAGCGAAGACCGCGCGGAGAAGCTGAAGGCTTTTGAAGACGGAGAGTATGACGTGCTCTGCAACAGTATGCTGCTTACCGAGGGCTGGGACTGCCCGTCCGTAGACTGCGTGGTCGTGCTCCGACCTACGAAGATCCGGGCGTTGTATCAGCAGATGGTAGGGCGCGGTATGCGGCTTTCACCGGGGAAAACAGAACTGCTTTTACTGGATTTTCTTTGGATGACGGAGCGGCATGATTTGTGCAGACCGTCCGCACTGGTAAGCAAGGATAAGAATATCTCCGAAAAGATGGACGAGCTTCTCTCTAAGGACGATGCGGAATACGATCTGCTTGAAGCGGAAGAAAAGGTCGAAAGAGATATCCTGGCAGAGCGTGAAGCGGCGCTGGCAAAGCAACTCGAAGAAATGCGTCGGCGCAAGGCAAAGCTTGTCGATCCGCTTCAGTTTGCCCTTTCCATCGCGGCGGAGGATCTGGCGAACTATGTACCTACCTTTGCGTGGGAGATGGCACCGCCCTCGGAAAAGCAGCTTCAGTTTTTGGAAAAGCGCGGCATCTATGCTGACACCATTCAGAACATGGGCAAAGCCAGTCTGCTGATCGACCGGCTCAATCGCCGACAGGATGAGGGCTTATCTACCCCGAAACAGATCCGCTGTCTGGAACGCTACGGTTTCCGGCAGGTCGGAACGTGGTCGTTTGAAGATGCCGGAAACATGATATCCCGCCTCGCCGCAAACAGCTGGCGAGTTCCCTTCGGCATTTCCCCTACACAATACAAACCATAAAGGAGTAATGATTTCATGGAAAACAGCAATATACTTTCGGCTCTTAAAGCCATAGACGTTTCCGCACTGAGCCGCGCCGACTGGATCGCGGTCGGCATGGCACTGAAGGAGGAAGGTTATCCCTGCTCCATCTGGGATGACTGGTCACGTAACGACAGTCGCTATCATCCCGGAGAATGTGAGCGTAAGTGGAACAGTTTTCACGGTTCCGGCAATCCCGTCAAAGGCGGCACCATTGTTCAGATGGCAAAGGAGCTCGGCTGGACACCATTCGGCTGCGAAGACGGCTGCATGAATTGGGACGACACCATCGAATATGACGGCGATGACGGCTTCACCGGCTTTGCCCCGCCCGATGCGTGGGACCCCGTCGATGATCTCAAGCGCTATCTGGAGCTCCTGTTCGATCCGGACGACCGTGTCGGCTATGTCACGAACGATGTGTGGCAGGATGCCGACGGCAGATGGTTTCCGAGCAAGGGTGTATATGACCGCACTGCCGGTGAGTTGCTCGCATCACTGAAAAAGCACCCCGACGATCTCGGTGCTACCGTTGGTGACTGGAAACCGGAGGCGGGCGCATGGATACGCTTCAATCCCCTCGACGGTGGCGGGGTGAAGAACGACAACATCTCAAAGTTCCGCTTCGCATTGGTGGAGTCGGACACGCTCCCAATCGCGGAGCAGGACATTGTCTTCCGCAAGTTGGAGCTGCCGATCGCCGCACTCGTACACAGCGGCGGCAAGAGTCTGCACGCTATCGTCCGGGTGGATGCGGAGAGCTACGAGGAATACAGAAAGCGTGTGGAGTTCCTCTATAACTTTTTGGAGAAAAACGGTGTTCCCATCGATAAGCAGAACCGCAATCCGTCCCGACTCTCCCGTATGCCCGGTGTCACCCGAAACGGCAACCGTCAGTACCTCGTTGCGACCAACATTGGCCGGAAAAGCTGGGTGGACTGGATGGATTTCGTGGAGGGCGTTTCGGACGAGCTGCCCGATATGGTATCTCTCGATACATACAGGAACGATCCGCCGGAGCTGCCGGAGGAGCTTATAAAGGGCATCCTCCGCCGCGGGCATAAGATGCTGATCTCCGGCTCGTCCAAGGCGGGAAAGTCGTTTCTGCTCATGGAGCTGTGTATCGCTATCGCTGAAGGTAAGCCCTGGCTCGGGTTTCCCTGTAAGAAAGGTCGCGTTTTGTACGTGAACCTTGAGATCGATCCGGCAAGTGCGATCAACCGCTTCCTCAAGATCTACGAAGCTCTCGGACTGCCGTTGAAACACGCGGACAGCATTGTGATCTGGAACCTGCGCGGTCATGCCGTTCCGCTCGACCAGCTCGTACCGAAGCTCATCCGACGTGTGCGGGATCAGCACTTTGACGCTATCGTCATCGACCCGATCTACAAGGTCATCACGGGTGATGAGAACAATGCCTCCGAGATGGGCGCGTTTTGCAATCAGTTCGACAAGATCTGTACCGAGACCGGCTGCAGCACGATCTACTGCCATCATCATTCCAAGGGTGCGCAGGGTATGAAGAAGGCGATGGACAGAGCATCCGGCAGCGGTGTGTTTGCCCGAGACCCCGATGCGCAGCTTGACATGATACAGCTGGAGCTCTCCGAGGACATAGAAAATAACGTCCGGGACGGCAGCGAAACAGCGTGGCGCTTGGAATCATCTCTGCGCGAGTTTCCGAACATCAAGCCCGTCAATTTCTGGTTCGAGTATCCGATCCATAAGCTCGACACCGGCGGGACGCCCGGTGCGATGCCCGCACAGGGAACATCGGAAGCCGGA